CCGCTCATCCCACCAGATATAGCAGAGCGCCTGTTCTTGAATCTCGCTGATCAATTTGTAGACCGGCGTCGGCTCCGTGATAACAGTGTTGAGGCGATAGGCGTCGAGATAGTCACCGCGCTCGTCTGCCCAGTTGGCTGTGTCTAACCAAGCGGAATCAATGCCGCCGTAGGTGGTCAACAAGTCAGAAATAACGGAATCAATCGTGGCCTCGCTGTAGACAACGCATTGTTGCACGCCGTCGTTTGCTTTGTGTTCTTCTGCTGTTGTTCGGTACTGGGCGCGAGTTAAGCCGCTGAAGGTAACGCCGTCTGTGCCCGTAGCGGTGCTAGTGTAAGCAATAAGCTCGTCGTTGATCCGTACAACTCCGCCCGATGCATAGTCAGACTCAAGAGCGTTTACCAATAAAAACGACGTTGCCACCGCTGTGATGTCTGCGTAGAGTTTACCAAGGCTAGTCTTAGGGGCCTGAGCCTTTCGTTCCTCAATTTTCGCCAAGATGTCCTTGCCGGTCATAGTTACTCGGCCAGAGCTATCGACGTTCGTTATTGTCTCCATGAAGTACGTGCGCTTGGTCATTGCTGACAGGGCCTGACCTGCGTAGCCCTCGTAAATCACAATTTCAATCTGACTTCTGTATTTGTTGCGAGCAATCCAGCGGGACCAAAACGACCCACGATCACTTGACATTGGCTCCCATGATCGGCCAGACAAATAAGGATCGACCAACCTATCCGAATGCTGATGATCACTAAATGTCAAAGTGCAAACGGCCCGATTGCCTAGCCCTTGCGCATCAGAATTAGAGCCGCCGAAATTGATAACAGTCGGCGCGGTTGATACAGAGACCAGAGACGGAAGGATATAATCAACGCCGCTGATGTCTATGCCTGCGACCAAACCTTTTCCGAAGAATAGACTGAGCGGTGTGCTGTCTAATTCGAAGTTGGCGGTGTCTTGGCAAGTGGAGCGCGTGTTGTAGCACTTGGTATCCGCCGTCCCTGACGCCGTGCAAGGCGATATCCCGAACGTCCTTGAACAAATGGGCTGTTTAATCTCGACTAGCTGAATAGGTTCACGACCGACTGTTGTGTTACTCATAGCCGCGTGCTCTGACGTCAAGAGAAACTGACATTTTGTCAGATATCCCCATGTTTAGCGGAATCGGAACAGTTTCTGTCTGACAGAAACCCACACCAGCTTCGGTGTAAGTGCTTGGGCGCCACGCCACCCAGAACGGCTCGTCTTCTATAGCGAGCTGTACAGTCGGCCAATTCGCATGAGTCCAGGCCGCTGTCAAATGCTCCCATTCAAAAGACGTTTTCAAGAAAGTCCGCTGTTTGCTTCTGCCGAGATTTTCGCCTGTTTCGGAATAATTCGCTCTTAAAATCGTCTGCCGAGATAGATCAACCGGCGCGTGACCACCAAAGATGGGCTGTTGCATCTGTAAAGCTGTGCCGAACTTGATTACACCGATTTTAGGAATTGCCGTAGCACTGGTGATGTTTACACGCCAGCGCTGGGCCGTGGTCGGCGTAAATATTGCAAAAATCGGGCTGTCATTTGTCAGAGCATTGGCATCGGTCAAATCTAACCAACTGCCGCTGTAATATTGAATTTTAATAGTGGCCGCGCTTGATCCAAGCGTATGAGCTGAAACGCAGCAATAGTCACATTCAACAGATGATCCCTGGTCATATTCCCAAGTCGAAGCCGTTGCCGTTGGCTTCCAAAATTCATAAGTCAATGTATTCAGCGGCGCGTCCGCGAAGTACGCGCTGTCGGTTGTGGATGCCACGGCAGTGCCACCTGTCTGCCAATTGAGGCTGTGGGCCACCCGCGCATGGTCCAGAGATTTAGCGCCGACTGGAACCGTGTAGCTGGATTTATACAAGACGGACAAGTGCGCCTCCTTCAACTGCCTCATTGATTTGATTAATCAGACCGCGAATTTGTTCTTGGCCAAAAACGTCGCCTTCCAAACGAATGGCGACGTTTCTGGATACATTGCCACCACTGGCACCACCGCCACCGCCTGCGCTTGCCGCTGCGCCGCCACCGCCTGCGCCAGCCGTCCCCTTTCCGCCTGACTTGATGCTTCGCACGGCATTAAAACCAGATGCTAATGCCGCCGCCGCCGCAGCCATCCGCCCCGCTGGATTTCCAACGAATGACGGGTCTTTCAAAACTTCTGTGAATGCCAGCCAAGAATTCGTCACAGCAATTGCTGCGCCCATTTTCTTTGATCCTTGGAAGACTTCGCCTAGTGCGCTTAGTGTGCCCTTGACGCCGTTGTTTTGCTGTTTCTGCATTGCGAATTGGTGCGTGCTCTCAATTCGTTCCATTAATCTAGCGTGCTCTCCATACCCACCGACTTTCGATTGTAAAAACTGATCTAGCGTCGCTTTTTGCCGCTCGAACGATTGTATCTGCAATTCCTCGGCGGTCATAAGGCTAGTTCTCAAGCGTTCGACTTCGCCTTCGATGTTCAATAATGAACTCCCGCGTGTTCCGCTTTGGTCAACCGTGGCGGTTTGTGATGATCCTGCGGTTGTAATCGACGGCGGACCACCTGACGACGGGCCGAGTGTAATTTTCGGCGGCGTATAATCGGACGACGGCGGCGTTTCATCGGCGGCGGCTAGAGCGTCTGTTATTGTGTCTTTTAAATCGCTCCAGGCACTTTTCGCGACAACCGCCGCCCCTTTTAGTTTTGCTTCTCCTGCCGACGCTAGTTTTTCGGCTGCTTTTTCCAGTTTATCTATTTCAAGTTCAGCAAGCCCAACCGCTTCTCTTGCCAAGTCTGCTTTGAAATCAACATCTTTAGCCACCCCAAGCCATTCTAGAATGGGATCATCTTTTGCCCAGTCGGCAAAATCTCGGATAAGTTCCGCCCATTTTTTTCTCATACTCTGAATGACTTTTGAGAATTTGACTTCAAGGCTGACCCAGTTTGACGCTATTTTTAAACCAACGCCCTCGACCTTTAATTGCATCGCAAGCCATGCACGACCCCATAGATTTTTTAATGCCTTTACAGAATTGCCGATGCCTCCCATGCCTTTGACCAATTTCATACCCCAGAACACCGCCTCACCAAGGGCGACAACAAGGAGGAAGACACCAGAAGTTATCAGAGCTTTTTTGAAAGTCTTTGTTGCAATTGTAGCAAGAAAGACGACGGCCCTGTAAGCATGAAACGCCCCGACAACACCTAACAACGCTGTTGTGTAGGCTGGAACCCTATCGAAAAGCTCTTTTAAAATTTTGGTGAGCCTCGAACCCTTTTTAAACAAATCTCCAACAATATCTGCAAACCGTTCAAGGGCTGGTGCCACCTCAGCCGCTATTCTGTTTCCCAGCCCTGTCGTGATTAGTGAAAGTCTCGAAAGCGCATCATTCGTTTTCTGAATTTTAGCTGCATCAATCTCACTGACCGCAACGCCAAAATCTCTAATATCTTGCGATGCTTGCCGGATTGTCGCCGTGTCAATCCGAGACATTGCAATAGAGCCCTCTTCACCGAAAAGCTGACCAGCGACAGCCGCTTGCTCTGCACTGGGAATGAATTTTTCGATTGCATCATTTATTTTACTGATCCGCTCATCAAGTGGCATTCTTGAAAGTTCGCCAGCAGTTAAACCCAAACGATTTAAGGCATCAACAGCCGGGCCGGTCCCGCCCGCTGCCTGGCTTAGTCGTCTGGTTAAATCTTTGGTCGCCTGCTCAACGCCAGACATCGAGACGCCTGCCAAACTTCCGGCGCGGTCCAATATCTGAATTGATTCTGTTGTGGTGTTGAGGCTTTGAGCAAGTTTTGCCTGCGCATCGATTGTATTCATTGCAGCGACGCCTATCGAAGCGGTCGCAGTTCTGACGGCCATTAAAGCCGCCGTTGCTTTCATGGCGAAATTTGTAACTGTCCGATTAGAAGATGCTAGACCTTTTTCAAGTGAGGATGTATCTGCGCCAACTTTAATTTTAAGCTCTGGTGCTGTCGCCATTCTGTTCTTCTGCCCATATCTTCAAGCGCCTAGCGTCGGTCTTGCTTAGGCTTTTTTTGTGGTTTTTACTGGCGGTCTTTTGAGTATCACTTTCAGCTTCCAGCAATAGCCAGAAATGGCGTGGCCTCATTCGCCAAAACTCCGACGGCTGTATGTTCAATTGTTTTACAGCGATTAAGAAGCATTGCCGAACAAGTCGTTTCTTTTTTTTTCGTCACCGTCGTCGTCGTCGTCGTCTTCGTCAGGTTCCGGCGCGCCATCCATCAGCATCTCAATAAGACCGCCAGCAAGATTTGCCAGCATGTCGGCCTTCCCTGCATCACCATCGCCTTTTATGCTAGCCATGATGTGGGAATGAACTTCTTGTGGCTCAGCATGGCCGCCTGCGAAATTAACGACTGCAGCATAACACCGCGCCAATTTAATGAATTTAGGCTTTTCGCCCATGTTCCCTAATTCGCTAAGGGTAACGATGTCTTCAATCTCTTCGGCAAGGGCAAAGGCCTGATCTTCTTTGACCGTGTACGCCTTGCCCTTCCAATCAACAGAAATTTGTTTCATGGGTTACACCGCTGTTGTGTAGGTCCAGGAGCCACTTGACTGCAAGCTGGCGCTGAATGTAACAGCGTCTTCATGCGAGCCTGTTTCTTCATATGAAGCCAGATAGAAATTGCCGGAAATTGTTCCGCCATCTGCAAAATCAAGAGTGATGTCAGTTAGCAATAAATTCGCGCTTTCCAAAACCGCCGCATCGCGCATAATCTTGTCAATCCAGACGCCAGAAGTCGAAATGTCGAGCGCTTTTGTGCCTGCGAAGTCTGCAAGAGTTCTAAAGCCGCTATCGCTTTTCGATGTTATGTCGATTGGTGAACCGTCGAGCGAAATGCTGTCTTCACGGCATCCCGCTATTGCTGTCGATGCTTTTTTTAAGAGAAAGTCTCTGCCTGTATCAGCTGCCATTTTTTGAAATCCTTTTCGTGAATTAGGGTCTGATTATCATATCTGGTCGTAAAATACACGAACTAAAGTAACACCATGCTTGTCGGTGCCGTTTGGGTCGCGCAAAAAGTTCTGATTTTCAATTACGGTCAACACGTGTTCCGCTGTTGAGAAAGTCAAACTCTGGTTATGCAGGGCGTCATAAATCGCGTTGGCGATCAATTTAGCCTGCATGAAGTTATTCGTCCTGGACCATGTGTCAATTTGGCAAACGGCGCTAGCACCGTTGTTTGTTTTTGTATCCCAGTTTGAAACATTATCGCCGCCGAAAGTCAGGTATGGAAAATTCGCGTCGTCTTCTGGTAAATCAGGCTGTTGAACATCCACATAAACGCCAGTTATCAACGCCATCAAATTAGCGTCGCCGGTCAATTTATTGTAAAGCGCCGTTTGCAATTCATCCGTTCGCATCTTTCACCTTCTTTTTTAGATAATTCTGCGCCAATTTTTTATAAATCGGCTTAGCCCGATCAGCAGCAGGAAGCCAGACTGGTCTTGGTAAGATCTTTCTTGTTCCCCATTCGAGCCAACCCGCATACTTTTTGACGACGCCATAAGACTCAATTACTCGAACCCCGAATTTCGGCTTTTCAACAGAAATAAAGTTAGCCAAAATTCCGCTATCAGAATTCGGCGGGAATCCTGGAGCTGATGCCGTGTGCGGTTTATTTCGTTTTTTACCTTTTACCAAAAAACCATTCGGCATTTGAGCCAAAATTTCATGAGTATAGACATTTCCCGAACTCTTATGGGCGTGGATGCTTTTAGAAATGTCTGTCTTGATCAACAGGCCGACATCGCCTACAATTTTATCTATTCCGTTGGCCGTTTCTTCACCAAATTTCTCAAGGTATTCTTGTAGTTCTTTTTCGCCGATTACCATAGATTCTGTTTTGCTCATTTCGCCACCACGCCAAGATCAAGATCAATTTCAAGCCATTTGTCTTTAAATTCTATGTTATTGATGAATCGTATATTATGACGGCGCGTTCTGATTGTGACAGTATCGGATTCTTTTAAACCGCTGAAATATCGAACTGTCAGCTTGTATTTGCTAACAGCCTCAACTCGGTCACTTGCCCATCTTTCCATCCCGCTT